GTTTGGGGGCCAGCCTGCGGGCCACCCTAGAGCCCGGCCTGGCGGCCGCCGTGGCGGCTAGCCTGCGGGGCAGCCTGACGGACAGTTTGGGGGCCAGCCGAGAGGGCCGCTCGCTGCCGGCGACGGACGGCCGCGCCGCCGTCCCGCCGGCCTACACCCGGTGGTGGGGCCAGATGGATCTGTACTGGATCGCGTATTACCGCTACGCGCAGGAGGTGCTCGGCGTCCGCTATGCGGCGGAGGCACAGGCGGGGCTGGATCTGCTGGAGGAGATCGGCCACGCCTGCAGCTGGTGGTACCCGCGCGAGGGGCTGGTGATCGCGTGCGACCGGCCGGCGGTGATTCAGATGGAGGAACACCCCGCGCGGCCGGGCACCTATCGCCTCCACGCGACCGATGGGCCGGCCGTCCGCTGGCGCGACGGCTGGACGCTGTATGCGTGGCACGGGGTGCGCGTGCCGGCGGCGCTCATCGAAACCCCGAGCCAGATCACCCGCGCGGACCTGCTGGCCGAGCCGAACGCGGAGGTGCGCCGGGCCCTGATGGAGCGGCTGGGGCACGACCGCTTCGCGGCATTGCTGGATCTGGTGCCGGTCCACGAGGCCCGTTGGGGCGGCCAGACCTATACCCTCCTCCGCACGCGGGAGCCGGACGCGGTCGCGCGCGACCATCTGCAGTTTGTCCGCGTGACCTGCCCCTCGACCGGCCGCGTGTACCACCTGTGCGTCCCGCCCACGGTGCGGACGGCGCGGGAGGCGGTAGCGTGGACGTTTGGGCGCGCGGGCGACACCTACGCGCCGGCGGTGGAGCAATGACGGCGGCGGCGCGGGCGGCGCTGCGCGCCCGGCTGATCCCGCGCTGGGCCGATGAGGCGACCCACCTGAGCCAGTGTGACGCCTGCCGCGCCGTCACGGCCCTGTTGGCGGACAACGAGCGGCTCGAGGCGTTTCTGAGCCTGATTGCCGAGGCGACGGACGATGGCCACGAGCCGGCCATCCAGGCCAGCGCGGCGTGGTATCTGGCCACGGCGGCGTTGCGCGGCGAGCCGGTCGCGGGGGACGCGGCCGGGGCGCTGCCTCCGGACGACTAGCGGGAGGAGGGACGATCCGTGTGCGCGATGTGTGGAGGGCGGGTGCGGCCGCGCCGCCCACGGCGCTGGGTCGTGGTGCCGGCGGAGGACCGGGATGGCTAGCCTCGGGCGACGCCCAGTGGCCCGCGTCGCCGTGTTCCGCCTGCCGGGCATCCCGCCCGGGCAGAACCGCCTCATGCGGGTGGGCCCGGCCGGGTGGCGCCAAGCCGCGAGCTGGAAGCGGCGGTGGGAGCAGATCGCCTGGGCGGCGATCCACGAGGCCCGGACGACGGGCGCGTGGGACGGGGCGGTGTTCGATCCGGCGGTCGTCCGGATCCGGTACCATTTCCCAGACCGCCGCCGCCGCGACCCCGACAACTACACGGCGGCCGGGAAGCTGTTCCTCGACCAGTTCGTGCGGGCCGGCGTCTTGGTCGATGACAGCTTCCGGCACATCGCGCTGGGGGTGGAGGCGGGCCCGCCGGCGCGGCCGCCGTGGACCGAAGTGGTGATCGAGGCCCGCGCGGGAGAGGGGCACCGGGATGGCACCGGACGGTGACCGGCGGTGGACCGCCTGGAGCCAGTGGATCCGGGAACGCCTCAGTGGATCCCCGATGGGACCGGACGGCACGACGGGCCGCCGCCGCCGGCCCCGCCTGAGGCGGAGCATGCGGCCGAGAGACCCCGCCACGCGGGGAGCAGAGGAGGACGCCCGATGGAACGGCTGTTGACGATTCCGACCACCCTGGACGACCAGGGGATTCTCGAAGGCACGCGGTATTTGGTGGGCTGCACGACGTCCAGTGCGTACCAACTGCGGCTGACGGTCGCGGCCAGCACCATTGCCGTGCCGGCCGGCACGAGCGACACGAGCCCCTACGCGGCCCGCTATACCATAAGCACGCTCCGGGGCACGACCCCGGTGCCGAACACGACGTGCGAGGTGACCCTGTCCGGCCCCGGCATTGCCGGAACGGCCGGCACGGAGACGTGGGTGATGAACCTGGCGACGGGCAGCGAAACCTGGACGGTGGCGCCGCCCGCGGTGCCAATGACCCTGCGCATTCATGCGACGTGGCGGGCGCCGGATGGCCTGCACCATGCGGATGCCACGGTGACGTGGACCGTGCAGGAGAGTGGGGGCGGGACGCCGCCGGCCTCCGGCGGGACGCCGCCCCCGTCGGGGTCGGGCAGCCCCTCCGCCGGCGACCCGCCGGCGCGCGGCACGCCGTTGGCGGTCATCACGGGCCAAATCGTGAACGACGCCTTCCTGTTCGAGGCCCGTTGCACGGGCCCGGGCGGCACCGTGCCGGTGCCGTTCGTGCTCGACACCGGCGCGTTTGAACTGCTCCTCACGCAGGAGATGGCGAGCGCCCTGCAGTTGCCCAACCTCGGCACCGTGGACCTGAGCGGGGTCGGCGGCAGCGTGCAGGCGTACCACAGCACCGTGGACCTCGCGCTCAACGGGCATGCGTGGTCGGGCGTGGCGTGCGTCGTGGACCCCACGTTCAGCACGAATCTCTTCGGCCTCCGGTGGTGGATTGACAACAAGCTGCGGTTGCTGCTGGACCCGGCGGCGGCGACCTTGACGGTGCTGCCGCCGGCGGGGGCGTAGGGCCAGGCCCGCGCGGGGGCGCCATGGATGTGGGACCTCGCGGCGGCGTGCGCCGGCGGGGGCGGGGTGTGCCGCCCGCGCCGCCGCCGCCGGGGGCCTACACTAGGGGCAGGACGAGAGGAGGGAGGCCATGGACCTCACGTGGGCGGTGCCGGGGCAGTCCTGGGTGGACACCCGGCGCCTCGGCGCGTCGCCTAGTTGGTACACGGCGGTGCGGCAGGCCGGACACGCGGGCATCGTCCTGGATGTGGCGACCGGGCCGGTGGCGCCCGACGTGACCGCCGCCCGGCAAGCGGGGCTGGCGGTCGCGCTGTTCCAGGGGTACTGGCCGGCCGCGTGGGCCGGGGGGGCCCCCGAAGCCCAAGCCCGGGCCCGGCAAGCCGTCGCGGCGGCCCAGGCGGCCCAGTACCCGTCGGGGGCGGTGCTGTGGCTGGACGTGGAGGATTGGCCGGCGACGGCCGCCCCGGCGGCGGTCGCGGCGTGGATGGGGGCCTGGGCGGACCTGGTGGCGGCGGCGGGCTATCTGCCGGGGGGGTATCTCGGCCTCCCGCTGCCCGCGGGCGTCAGCGCCGGCACGCTGGCCCCGCATGCGACCGGGATCTGCCTGTGGTGGCGCGGGAGCCCCGCGGCCCCGGTGCCGTTCCTGAGTTGGGCGCAGACCGCCTGGAACCAGGACCTGGCCGGCGCCACGGGGGACCTGTCCGTGGTGCGGCGGCCGGTCCCGGTCCTGGCGCCGCAGGCGCCGCCCGCGGCCCCGGGCCCGGGCGTCGTGACGCGGGCGCAGCTCGTGGCGGGGCTCCAGGCGTTCCAGCGGGCCGTGGAAGGCCTGGCGTGAGGGCCGGGCCTGGCTGGGCCGGGGCGTCCGCGGGCCCGCCTGGTGGCGGTGGGGGCTGGCCCGCTGGCGGTCGCTGGACAGGCGGCGCCCGGCCCGCGCATGCTACAGCTAGCTGACCCGGAGGCACGCATGGACACACGGTCCACCGCGGGCCCGATTCTCGGGGTCCCGCTCACGTATCCGGAACTGCGGATCCTGACGGGGTGGGCAGCGGCGCACCCCGCCTGGCAGGGCGCCATTCGCGACGGGCTGTGGCGCTGGGAGGCGCCCCGCGCGACCCTCGCGGCCCTCGCGCTCGCCTTGCGGCCCGATCACCCCCGGTTGGCCGCCGATGTCGCCGGCGCCCTGACCGACCCGCCCGATCTCGGCAGCCTGTCCCAGGACGAACAGGCGCTCGTCCACCGCCTGCGGCGCACCGGGACCGGCACGTTCGTCGTGACGGTCCAGGACGGGGTCCCCACGGTGGCGCCGCAACGCCACTGGCGGTGGCATGGCGGCGGGCAGACCGGCTGGTTCCAGACCCAGTTGCACGCCCTATGCGCGGCGTGCGTCCCCGATGCACGCCGGTTGGTGGGAGGAATGCCCATGAGTCAGTTACCGCCCCCGGCGGTCGCCGCCCTCGACCGCCTCCAACGCTTGCACCAGGAGTACACCGCGGGCGTGGCGGCCAGCTTGGCCGACCTCCGCCAGGCCCTGACGCCGGTGCTCCAGCAGGCTGCGGCGTGGCCCACGATCGAACAACGCCTCGCGAAGCTCGCGCTCATCGAGCGGGTGCTGCAGGCGGAGGAGCCCGCCGCGCAGCCGGCCGCGCCCGGCGGGCCTGGCGCGCCGTCGGCCGCGCCGCCGTCGGCGACCCGGGTCCTCCACGCCCTGGAAGACCTCGGCCGCCAGCACGCCCTGCCGGTGCCGGCGAACACCCTGACCCGGCGGACGGGCCTGCCCCGGCGGACGGTGCGCGACGCGCTCCGCCGCCTCCTGGAGAGCGGGCGCGCGGTCCGGCTCGGCACGGTCCCGCCGTATCAGTGGACGCTGCCGGACCCCCCCGCGGCCGGGGCCGCCGCGGGGCCCGAGGACCCCGGGCCGGCGCCCGGGTCCGCGGCCGCCGCCCCGCCGTCGGGGTGGGGGGACCAACTGTGGCCGACCGCTCCGGACTCGGGGCCCCCCGAGGATCCGACGGCGCCCGGCGGGGCCCCGACGGGGCCCCCGCCCCCCGCGCCCACGAGCTTGTAACCGCCGCCCCCCGTCCCCTGGGCGGGGGGCATTTGGTTGCCGCGGCGGGGGCGTATCCTGCGCACAGCCTGTGCAGGAGGGATGCCCGATGCCGCGTCGTCCCGTGCCTCCTGATCCCCCGGATCCCGCAGACGCCGACGCGGCGTGGCCCTGGGACCCCGACGCGTTCGCGGATCCCGGCGATCCCGCCGGCGGCGCGGCGGCGCCGGGGGCGGCGCCGGGGGTGGCGCCCGCCGAATCCCCCGACCCGCCCTATCAGTGGGTCTGCGAGACCTGCGGCTGGACCACGGGGATTTACGGCCGCACCAAAGGCGAGTTCGGCCGCGCCCTGCATCACGCCTACAAGGACGGGAAGCAGAAACGCGCTGACGGCAAGCACACCATCCGGGGGCTGTATGACCGCGCCACCGGCGAACTGGTGGTGCCGTTCTCATCCAGCCAATACGACCGGTTTTTCGGCCTTGGCCGCGCGGCGGACGGCGAGCCGGGCCGGGTGGATCCCCCGGTCCCCGCGGCGCCGGACGGCGCGCCGGGCCCCCCCGGGGCGGCGCCCGCCAAAGGCGGCGGGCGGGGCGGCAAGACCGGCCGGGGGGGCGGCAGTGCCGGCGGGGGCCTGCCCGGCCGCAAACTGCGGGTGCTGGCCCAGGACGTGGACATCTCGGACCTCGTCACCGTGGCCTTTCACCTGGTGTCCCGGCGGCTCCCGGAGCTGCTGCCCCCGGCGCTCCTCGCCACCGAGGCCGGGTACGCCCAAGCGCTCGGCCGCTTCCTCGAGGACGCCGTCGTGGTGCTGCTCGATCAGCTCACGCAGACCTGGCCCGACCGCTTCACGCCGGCGGACCTGAACCTCGCGCTCCTGGCCCAGGCGGCGGCGGACCGGATCACCCAGTTGGAGGCGATCTAACATGACGGACACGACACCGCCCACCCCGGCTCCCGTGGCGCCGACGACCCCGCGGGTGGCCCTGGCGGACGCGCTCTTTGCGCGGCGGGGCGGCGACCCCGGCAGCACGTATGACCTCCGGGCGACCCTCGCGACCGTCCGGGACGGCGTGCAGCGGGTGACGGACGCGGCCGCGCTGCGGCAACTCCTGGCCGGGCTCACCCAGGCCGGGGAGGAGGATCCCCCGGCCAAGCCGGCCGTGGATTCCATCGAGAAGATCGTGAGCATCGGCACGAGCCTGGTGGGCACGCCGACCGAGCGCGAGAAGATGCTGCGGGAGGAGGCGGAAGCGGAGCGGCGGCGCCGGCAGGAGGTGGAGGACGCGCTCCGGGACCTGCGGGAGGAGGTCTGGAAGCTGCGGACCGACCGGCGCGTCGAGGAACGGCAGGACATGCTCGGCCTCGGCCAGTTCATGGCCCAGCAGACGCAGGTGCTGGTCGAACTACTCAAGGACGCCCGGAAACCCCCGGACGACGATGTCAAGGACTTTCTGGCCAAGACGGCCGTCCAAATGATGACGAGCCCGCCCCGGTCGCCCGTGGAGACGACCACCGAGACCCTGAAGGCGCTCAAGGAGGCGGGGCTGATCCACGACGCGCAGGGCGCGGTGCCGCCGTGGCTCCGCGACCCGACCATGTTCGGCCATTGGCTCCAGTATCAAGCCGACCTGGGCCGGGTCGCGGCGGAGAAGGATGTGAGCCTGAAGAAAGAGGAGGCGGCGACCGAACGGGCGAAGGCGCTCGGCCCGGTGGCCGGCGTGCTGGGGGCCGCGATGCTGTCCCGGTTCGCCGGGGAGGACGCCGGCCAGCAGGCGGCCCAAGGGCTCCTGCGGCCGGGGGGGGGGCCGTCGGCGGACGCGGCGGCCGCGCCGCCGGCGGACGCCCCGGACCGCCCCCGGCGGCAGACGCAGCTCATCGTGTGCCCGCAGTGCCAGGAGCGGTTCGCGGCGACGACGGGCCGCACCGCCTACCGGTGCCCGAATCCCGACTGCGGCACGCTGTTGACGCTCACGCCCCCGGCCGCGGGGCAGGGCAGCTAGGCGATGGCGGCGCGCCCGTGGCCGGCGCCGCCGTTTGCCGCCGCGCTCATCCAGTGGCTCCGCACGGTGCCCCCGGCGACCCTCGCGGCCTGGGCGGACGCCGACGCGGACATGGTCGCCCTGCTCGGACGGCAAGTGCCCGGCGGCCCGGCGGTAGCCCGGACGCTGTTGCCGGTCTTGCTGGGGCCGGGCGCGGTGGCGGCCGCCCGGGCGGCCACGGCGGGCACCTGGACGGCCCTCCTGGACGCCATCGCCGATTCCTTGCCGGAGCATGGGGCTATCCTCCTCTGCAACGACGCCTGGTTCCGGCGGGAGATGGAGCGGATCCAGACGGCCATCTGCGGAGGAGGCGCCTGACATGACGAAGCCGGGGTGGATCCTGGCGGGCCTCGCGGCGGCGGCGGGCGGGTTCTGGTACGCGAACGGGTGCAAGGGCTTTCTCAGCAACGTGGTCCAGTTGCCGCCCCCGCCCGGGTGCGCCCCCCCGGCGGGCGGGACGCCGAGCGGCGGGACGAGCGCGGCCCTGCTGGCGTTGGAAAGCGGCGGCACGCCCACGGCGGGCAGTCAATCGTCCTTGGGGAGCAACCCGAGCAATCCGCCGGCGTGCGCCCCGGGGTATGTCCCGCAGTACATCCAGGGCTACGGCTGGACGTGCCTCTACATCGGCTACGGCGGGCAGTCGGTCGTCACCCAGGCCGGGCCGACCGTGACGGGCACGACGACCACCACCACCAGCAGCTCCCCCACCAGCGGCGGGACGAGCGGCGGGAGCGGCGGGGGGAGCCCGCCCCCGCCGCCCCCGGCGTCGAGCCCGACCTATACCTTTTCCCAAGGCGGGCTGACGGTCAGTGGCCCCACCTACCAGGGTCCGCCGGGCAGTCAGCCCCTGTTCGCGGCGGCGCCCGGGACGACGCCCATCGCCACGGCGCCGAGCTATTTGATCTACCGCAACGCCCAGGGGCACCTCGTCTCCAGTCTCGTTCCCCCGCCGGCGGGTACGCCGGCGGTGATCGTCCAACGGCCGATTGTCGGCGGGATCGGCGGCGCGCGCCCCGTGGTCGTGCGGCCCTACCCGCGGCCGACGACGGGGGCGGCGGCGTACCTGCAGGAACAGGCCGCGCTCCAGGCGCGGCGCCAGGCGGCGGCGGCGCGGGCGCAGGCCGCGGCGGCGGCCCGGGCCCGCGCGGCGGCGATTCTGCGGCCGCGCGCCCGGGCGCCCCGCTTAGTCTGAAGCTCTCGGCGACAGGAGGGCACGGCTGATGAGTGTGCGTTACGCCCCGCCGGAGGGCGTCCCGGTCCTGAGCCCGGTCATCGGCGGCAATCCCGCCACCGGGCCGAACACCGGCAGCCCCATCATTCAGGTCTTTCACAGCACCACGCCGATCCAGATCCCGACGGCGGCGGACGGCGGGCTCCTGAGTCAGCCGTTCCTCATCCCGGGACCCGGGCGGGTCATCATCACGGGCGCCCCGGGCGGCACGGGGCCGCTCGGGTTCCCCCTGCTCTGGACCTGGAACGGCGGGGCCAGCTTCGGGGCCCTGAACAACGACCTGCCGCTCATCGTCGGCAGCGTGGCGGCCCTCGGGGTGCCGGTCTCCACGGGCGACCAGATCAACCTCGCGAGCCAAGAGCCCGCCCTGTGGGACTACCTGCTGATGACGTACGAGCCCCGGACCATTTTGGCACCGCCGCAATGGTCGGGATACGTGATTCAGGGGCTGCCCGGGCCGGCGCCATGGCTGGTGACCCCGCAGATTACGACGGTGGCGGGGCCGACGACCCTGGGCGCGATCAGCGCGGGGGGGGCCCTCGCCACGTGGACCGCCCCGGCCGCGGGCACGGCCCGCATCCTCGTCGCGCTGGCGACGGCGAGCCCGCTCGCCCTGACGGTGACCCCGGCCAGCGGGACCGGCGTCACCGCCACGCTCAATAACGGCAACAGCGTGGCGGCCAGCGTCTGGACCCCCGTGACGGTGGCCGTGGCCGCGGGCGCCACCTATACGCTCACGGTCGGGACGGCGCAACCGGCGGGGACCGGCCTGTTGGTCCAAACCGCCACAGCATAACGGAGGAGGATGGCGTGATGGCGACCTACGTCCCCGCGACGCCGACCACCCCGGTCAACGTGCACGCGTTCGGGGCCGTCGGCGACGGGGTGCACGACGACACGGTGGCGATTCAGGCCGCAATCAACGCCGCGTCGGCGGGGCTGGGGGGTGTGGTGTACCTGCCGCCTGGCGGCTACCGCACGTCGGCCCCCTTGACCCTCACCACGGATAGCATCTCGCTGGTCGGCGCCGGGGTGGATAACGCGGGGGGTCATGGGACCCAATTGCTCCCGGATGGCAGTTTTGACGCGATTGTTATCGGTACGCTGAACAGTGTGGCGGCGGGTCAGTGCCGCGTCGAAAACCTGACCATTGCGTACACGGGCACGCCCACGGCAGGGGCCGCCATCCACACGTACTCCGGGCTGAACCTGTTCCGGCGCCTGTGGATTGCCAACGCCTATGAAGCGATCCGCTTCGAGGGTGGCGCAGTGGCCGCGACCTATTGCGAGGATATTTGGGCCCCCTCCGTGGTAGGACCCTATGGCTTTTACTGGATTCAAGCGCCGGGTGGCGGCAAGTGCGTCCGATGCTTCGTGGGTCCCCAATCCGACAATACGGCCTTGGCCGCCTTTGCCATTGACACCGGCTCCGGGAGCGTCACCTTGGACCAATGCGTGGCCATTGGGGCCTTTTACTCGGTCGCGGTCCTCAACACCCAAAACGGCACCGCCCCGGCCAACATCTGGGTGCGGAAATTTAGCGCCGACGGCATCCCCGTTGCCGGCATCCCATTCTATCTCGCCGCCGGAACCATGATCGACCTCGACACCTGCTGGAGCGATGGCGGCCAACATCATGTCTATGTCGGGCCGGCTGGTGCCCAGAATCTCCGGATTCTCAACTGCAACTTCCAGTACGCGCAAGAGGATGGCATCTATGTCGCCACTGCCACGACCCCTTACGACATAGTGCTCACGATTGAGGGCTCGACCATCTGTAACTCCGGCATCAGCGCCTCCGCCACCTATAGTGATATCACGTTGGCAGGGGGAACGAATCAGGTCCTCATCAGTCACACGATGCACGCCGTCGCGACTGGTAGTAGCGCTCTCCACGCGATCAACATCGGCCCCGATATTGATTACTGGTTCGTCGATGCTTGCGATGTGCATAGTGTCAGCGGCACCGCCATTGTCAGTCAGTCGGTCTCCGGCGCGCAGAAGGCGGCCAACAATCTCGGCTTCAATCCGGTCGGACCGATCACGCCTCCGGCTTCCCCGTTCGTCTCGGGCACGGTCTACCAGAATACGGCGTTTGTGGATTACACCATCTACCAGCCCGCCTACGCCACCGCCAGCGGCACGGCGGGCACGGTGGCGGTGGCGCTCGGCCCCGCCAGCACGCCGCCCACGATTTTCACCAAGCAGATCCCCGGCACGACCTCCAGCGCCGCGCCCGATCTGGTCGAGATCCGGGTGCCTGCCGGGTGGTATTACAGTTTCACGGCCAGCGCGGCGACCCTGGCGACCGCCACGGTCATGGGGGAATGACCGATGCGGCCCCCAGGGTGTGAGACGCCCGGGGCCGCCGGTGTCGTGCGGGCGGGCTAACGCGCGGGAGAGGCCAAGGGAGGTGCCGATCACATGGGGCTGACGCCGGCCATCATCAGCACGCCGATTAACGTGCGCCACTACGGCGCGGTGGGCGACGGGGTGCACGACGACACGGTGGCGATCACGGCGGCGATTGCGCAGGTCACGGCGTTGGGCGGGACCTTGGTGGTGCCGCCGGGCACGTACCGGCTGGACAGCGCCCCCGTGGTGCCGGGCACGGTCCGGCTGGACGCGACGGGCGCGTTCTACCAGGTCGGGACGGCGGCGCCGGTCCCGTGGGCGACGGCGACGCCAACGGTCCTCTACCTCCAACGCGATTTCGGCGCCTCCGGCTCGGCCAGGACGTACACGGTGGACACCACGGCCGGCATCGCCACGATCACGGTCGGCGCGGGCCACGACTTCACGGTTGGGCAGGCGGTCTGGCTCATTCATGGCGGCGCGGCGCCGAGCCTCAGCGCTCCGACGGGGCTCGCGATCAGCCTGCAGACCAACGGTTCGGCGACCGCGCCGAGCGCGGACGCCGCGTACACGTACTATGTGGCCACCTGCGACGATACGGGCGGGATCACGGCGGCGGCCGCCGTCAGCACCACGACGGGGTACAGCACGCTGTATTGGCGGTTTTGGCACAAAGTAAGCTGGACGCCTGTCGCCAATGCCGCGTCCTACGCATTCTGGGTCCAAGATCCGTCCGGGGCCACCAACTTCCTCGGCGTGACCTACAATGACTTTCTGGTGGACTTCGGGCAGGGCCTGGCGGGCAACAGCCTCGGCTATGCCCCCTCGGATCAGTATCCGGCGAGCCCCCCGACGAGCCCCCTGGGACAAACCCTGCTGACCACCATCGTGGCGGTCACCGACACGACCGTGACGCTGCAGGACCCGCCACAAGCCTCCCTCAGCGGGACGGTGCTGGGCCACGATGACACGGCGCCGTGGACGACCGCCCTGGGCGCCCTGGCCTCTCCGACGAGCGGCGTCACGCAGCTTATGCAAGAGGCCGACACGACCTGCTACGTGCAGGGGCTGAGCGCGGCCAATCTGGCTGGCGTGACGATTGCGGGCGGCAACGAGTGGACATCGATTCTGAAACTCATCCCCGGACTCGGCGCGAACGTGTTGCTGCTCACCGACCCTACCGATGTGACGGTGGAGAATCTGGTGATCGACGGCAACCGCATCAATACCGTGATGCTCAAGGCGGGCGACGATGAGGACGACACCAATGGGCTGGTGGCGCGCGGCACCTCCGCCTCCTCGCCGGCGACCGGCGTCACCTATCGGCACGTGCACGGGCAGCACACCTGGATGTCGGCCCTGAAGCTCGGCGGCAGTGCCAGCACGGAGACAGCGGCGGCGTGCCTGATTGAATCCTGCACCGTGACCAACAGCGGCGACCAGGGCATCAGCGTGTGGAACGCAACCGATGTCCGTCTCTCCGATTGTTACGTTACCGACGGTGGGTGGGCCGGGGTGTCGTTCACGCAGTCGGATTTCTGTACGGCGGTGAACGTGCATTCGCTGTACAACACCTACTTCTTCAACGCGCCGAACAGCGAGGGCCACGCCTTCGCCGTCGAGGGCGGACGCGGCAATCGTTGGGTCAACTGCATCGGACTCCATAACAACAGTTGGGCGCTCCACGTCGGCATCGGCCCGTACTCGCACCTTCGCAGCCATGATAATGCGTATGTGGGCGGCGTCCTGGGTCGCACCGGCAAGGGTACGGAGGGCGTCGGCTTGGGCTACATGGACGGCCTGACGCTGGAGGGCACGCTGATTTTCGGCAACGCCGCCGAAGGCGTGGCGTCGTCGCCCACCGTCACCGGCGTGTCGTTGGTCGGATGCACCGTCGCGCACAATGGCTCGAACGGCGTGGACGACCAGCAACTGGACTGGACCGTCGACGGCTGCACGTTCCGGCGGAATCTCCAGGCGGGGGTCACCAACTATGCGGGCGGAAGCGCCTTCAGCCAGAATCTGATCGTCCGGGGCTGCCGCTTCCAGCAGAATCACAACACTGCGATCTCGCTCGGCTCGACGGTCGGCTTCGACCTGGCGGGCAACACGGTGAGCACCGCCCTGACCCTCACCTACCAGGAGACGCTGACCGTCCAAGCGGCGTCGAACGGCATGGCCTGGGGCGGCGGGAACGCCAGCGTGGCCATGGTGGGGGTGGTGCTGTCCACGCGGCCCGAAGGCATCGGCGCGGTGTTCGTCTACGAGGACAACGGCGGGTCGCCGGGCGCGGCCATCGGCAACGTGGTCTGGAATGACCTGAACGACTACGAGGTGGACTGGCCGCAAACGCAGGGCAGCACCACGTACAGCATTGGACAGTCCGTCATTGTGCAGTATGTCAGCACGTGGGACCCGAGCCAGATCCCCAGCGCCAACCTCATTAATGTGACGAAGACGGTCGGCAACAACGGCATCAGCCTGGGCAACACGTCCAGCGTGGCCTGCGCGCGGGGCTCCATTCGCGGCAACCACATCCAGGCGACGCCGTATCAGGCGATGATCCTCGTCGGGAGTCAACTCGATGTCGGCGGCAACGTGGTGGCGGCGGCCAGCGGCGACGGCATCCTGCTGGAGAGCGTGACGGATTCCCGCGTGCATGACAACCAACTGCTGTCCAACAATGGATGGGGGATTCAGGAGACCGGCACGGCCACGGCGAACGTCTACGAGGGCAACACGTTCGCCGGTAACACCTCCGGCGCTATCCAGTTGGCGACCGGCTCAACCAGTGTGGTCCGCCACAACCCCGGCGTCAACCCCGTCGGCCTCCTGACGGCCCCCACGATGCCCGCCAGTGGCACCGCCTTGGCCAACCCGTTTCCGTATGCCTGCCGCGTCTATATCACCGGCGGCACGGTGACCGCGCTCGCCGTCAACGGGACGGCCACGGGCCTGACCAGCGGGCTCCTCCTGCTGGGGCCGGGCGACACCGTCACCTTGACCTATTCCGCCGCGCCCAGTTGGGTCTGGTTCGGCGACTAGCCCCCCGCCTTTTCTTGCCGCCGCCCGCCGGTACCCTCGTCCCCAGGAGGCGGGGCCCCCATGCTGCACCCCCTGGCGACGGGCACGGGCCGCACGCTGCTCCAGCCGGCGACGGTCCAGCGCCTGACCCGGCAGGAGGCGGCGGCGCCCCCCGGCACGCGCTTCGCGTTCGTCAGCGTCTGGCAGGTCGTCACGCTCCCGGTCGTCGGCCCGCTGCACACCGGGCAGATTGCCGCCGCCGCGGTCAACGCGGCGTGGCAGGCGGGGCGCCTCGTCAGCGGCGGCCACCGGATGCCGCTCTGGCCCGGCGCCCGGCTGCCGGCCACCTATGACGCCCGCACCCGCACCGTGCAGGTGCGCTGGCGCGGCGCCTCCGCGTTCCTCGACGGCATCGTGGCCGCCCTCGCGGGCGTGACGGCGGGGCTCGCCGCCAGCGCCCTCGGGGTGCCCGACACGGTGGCCGTGGCGGTCGGCCTGGCGGTCGGCGCGGCGTTCGTCGCCAGCTACCTCATCCGGTGGCTCTGGGGGACCGCTGGCGGGGGGGGGAGCGGGGTCGGCGTGGGGGCGCTCGCGGTCGGCCTGATCCTCGGCGTGCCGCTGGTGGTGGTGCTCCGGCGCCATCGCCCGCCGGCTGAAGGAGGCGAATAGACCAGCATGGCGATCAAGGCGAACTGGCGGGAACTGACCGCGACCGGCCTCGGCGCGGTGGCCACGGTCGTGTACTACGACCAGGTGGCCGCCCAGGCCGGGAAGGCCCGGGCGATGCAGGACGCCATCGTGGGCACGGCCCTCGGCGGGCTGTTCTCGGTGCTCACGAAGGAAGCGGGGTTGCTCAACGAATTTGCCGACGGCACGTGGGCGGGGGGGCTGGTGTGGATTGTCACCCACTAGGCGGCCGCCATTTGCTTGCCGCCGCCGTCCGGCACCATGCCCCTCGGATCCTTCTCTGTTGCGGAGGTGACACGCATGCACTGGACCCCTGATGACATTCTGGTGCGGGCGGTCGGCGCCGTGGCCGTGGCAGGCCTGGACGCCACCGCGGATCACGCGCTCGCCCAACTGGTGCCGCAATTTGGCAACGCCGATCTGGTGGATTGGGCCGTGATCGCGGCCGACCTCTTCGACGTGCTCCACGACGGCACCCCGGCCGGCCAGGCGCTGAACGCGGCCGCCGACGGGGCCATGTACGGCCTCTTCTCGCGGCTGGCGCGGGCCCGCTTCGCCCTGAGTGCCCTCAATCCGTTCGACACGGCCGTCGTCGGCACCCCCGTGGCGCCGGCGGCCCCGACCGCGACCCCCGCGGCGGCCAGCGCCACCAGCGCGCCGCTGACGACCCCGATTCCGGCCGCGTCCATGTCGGCCGTCGGGGATGTGGCCCTCGCGGGGTACTAGAGATCCCCGCCGAGCGGGATCGGAGCGCCGCCTCCAGGCTGCGGCGGAAAGGAGGCAGTGACCCGTGGATAGCTTCAAGATGCACCGCGTGATTTACGACGTGACGATCAACAGCATGACCGCCGGGCAACAGCTCGTCCTCGACGCGACGATGAGCGCCGGCGGGGTCAGCTATCGCACGCCCAACCCGGTGGTCCCGACGAGTTCGAACATCGCGGGCCAGTTGGTCGGCGAGATCGACTCCATCGAGATCATCTCCCCCATCCCCAGTAGCGGATCGCCCGCGTACTACGGGATTGATGTCTGGCCCGTCGTCGACGGGCAACAGTACCAGCACCTGATTGATGTCGCGGCCGACGCCATCGTGCTGGGGTGGCCGCTGCACAGCCGCACCTATGGCGGCTCGCACCTCGCCCACCTGCTCGGGGTGCCGTTCTGGCAGTTGGCCCTCAAGGGCCTCGGCGGCACCACCGTGTCCTCGATGCCGACCAAGAACACCACGATCAAGTTCACGCAATTCGTGGCCCTGACCATTCAGAGCCAACAGGCGTGGACGGCGGCCAGCGGGTACGGCCTGCGGATCATCCTGAAGGGGTATCTCTACACCACGCAGGATCTGGCCTACCTGGCCCCCGGCTGGCAGACCAGCATCCACCACCAGACCGAGGTGCGCGACGTGCTGGGGCAGCCCCCGCTGGTGACCACGTACGGCCTCGACGCCAGCGCCCTCACGTTCAAGACCTGGCAACAGATGCCAGGGGGCGTGAACCAGCAGGCGCTCAAGGTGTCGCCCTACGTGCACTACGCGATCAACGCGGCGGCCACCACACCCAACAATCGGTACGTCCTGTCCAATGACTCGACCACGTACGGCGCGAGTGGGCACGTGTTGACGCCGTACCAGGACCTGGGGCTCAATGGGCCGGCCAGCGGGGCCGCCGCCCTCATCCGGCACTTTGGGGTGACGACGGTCAGCCGGCCCAGCAACATCGCCCGGATCGGCTGGATCGTGGACGGCACCGAAATCCCGGAGAACGTGAACGGCAGTTTCGCCGGCCTCGAGGTGACGGACGCCGTCAACAACTACTTCGTCGGCGACACCGGCCCGTATTTGGGCGACAATGGCACGGGCACGGGCTTTTCGGGCCTGTACCGGCCCATTCCGCACCCGGACGGCCAGGAACTGCTGTTCTACAAGAACATCGCGGCCCCCTTCATCGCCGACAATGGCACCGCCGTCCCGGCCCAGGCCATCGTCTGGCAGGAACAGGGCGTGCTGCTGGAAGGGGTGAGCTAACATGGCCCATCTCCTCGTCCAACTCACCGCGGCCAACGTCAGCGGCGAGACCGTCACCCTGCCGGTGGCGTTCGACCTGCTGACGGACGTGGAGCTGCTGAACACCGGCAACTATCCCGACAGCAGTGCCGTGCCGCCCGTGACCTGCACCATTGTCACGGCCGCCCCCACGGCGGCGGACCAGGTGCAGTTGAGCGGCCCCACGACCCTGACGTTTGGCGCCGGCACGACCCTCGACACGACGTACGGCACGCTGGCCGTGACCGGCGTCGGGCGCGGGCAGCTTCCCCGGGTGTCCTAACGGTCCATGCGTCGCCGAAAGGTAGGTGTAACCCGTGGCGACCACCCTCACCCCGCCCATGATTGCGGCCGTAAAGCCGTACTGGTATGCGCGGCTGCCGTTTACGGCGACGGTCGCGCTCGCGCCCGGCACGCAGGCGGCGGTTCTCGGCCCGATCGCCAACTGGAACCCGAACCCGAGTCCGGACATGCTGGTGCTGCTCAATACGGTGCGCACGGCCCGGGACCCGAACCTGATCCTCACGGTCCAGGCGGATCGGTCCACCCACGACCTGTATACGATTGGGCATCCGCCCGGGTTTGCGCCGGTGACGGTCGACGCGCCCGCGGTGCAGAGCCTCAGCCTGACCGCGCGGAACCCGAACACGGCCACCAGCGTGCCCAGCCCGGTGCTGGCCGACGTGACCGTCTTCCGCTTGCCCGTCACCTATAAGGTTTTGCTGGGCTACCCCCTGACGCCCACCGACGAGGCCGCGGCCCGGGCCCTGGGCCTCGATACGGCGGCGGTGGCGCAAAACGGGACGTACCCGATTCCGCTCAGCACGATGATCGAACGGACGTACCTGAACCGGCAGTACGCGACGCCGCTGGTGTACGACGGGCCGCCGGTGACGTTCACGGCCAACAGCCTGACGGCGGTGCTGCCGACGCTCACCGTGCCCACCAACGCCCTGTACATTTTGCGGGCCATTCACGTGCCCATCGATCCGGACTACCAGCCGTTGGTCACGGTGAACTGGGAGACCACCAGCGGCTTCTGGCAGTTCGACCCGAGCGTGACGACGGCCCCCATCACCTGCTTTTTGCCGACGCTCCAGCAGGTGCAGGTGGTGGTGACGGTGCAGAGCCCGCCGCCGGGGCCGGTGCCCATCCGCATCGAGGCGTGGCGCCTCACGCTGTCGAACCTGCTCCGGGTCCGGCTGGGCCTGGTCGACAGCGCGGGCCTCGCGGCGCTCTACCAGAGCCTGGTGACCGAGCAGGCGCAAGCCCAAGGGCAGGCCCCCGCCCCGGCGGCCTTGGCCCAGGCAACCCAGAATGCGGGCCTGTTCGTCGCCAAAGCCCAAGCGGGGGTGATGTGACGTGGCGCAGAGCATTGTCCCGGTGCCCGCGTACGTGTGGGGCGGGGCGACCCGCTATCTGCTGACCACGACGGCGGCCACGCCGGTCGCGGCCGTGCCCGTCGGCGGGCGGAACCTGGCGGCGCTGGTGACGGTCTACGTGAGCGTGCCGAGCGGCCAGCCGACGACGCTCACGGTGACGGTGGCCTGGACCGACCCCGACACCGGGGCCGACAGCTATGCGGTCCTCAACAACGCCACGCTGACGGGGAACACCCAGGGCCTGCCGGTGCCGCTCCTCGCGGCGGCCGGGAGCCTGATTACCGTGACCGCCACCGCGGGCACGGCCAACGTGGCCCGCGTGACGGTCACCGTCCTGGGAGGCGAGCTGACATGAGCACGTACGTGGTGGGCCCGATCAGCACCGGGGCGGTGACGGCCGCGGGCCCGATCACGGCGGAGGCCGCCCTGACGGTGGCGGGCGCGGTGACGACCCCCCACGCCGCCGCCGCGTTGGGCACGACGTATACCACGACCAGCACGACCGCCGTCAGCACGGGCTTCGGCGCCAGTTTGGCCAGCCCGGGCAGCGTCTTGGGGTGGATCGTCCATGCGGTGGTGGCCAACAACACGGCGGGCGACGGCGGGCAACTGACGCTGTACCGGTCCACCGCCGGCATCCCGGCCGCCGGGAGCGCGCCGGCGGCGGGCGACGTCGCCGTCTGGACCTCCGGCCCCTTGCTCTCGACGGCGGCCAACCAAAGCCAGGGCGCGGGGGGCGACTATCTGGACACGGGCCTCACGGCGGGGACGACGTACTACTACTATCTGGCCGTCCAAGCCGTCACGGGCGGCACGGCATCGGTGGTCGCCGACACCGGCGCGACGACGGTGCTGATCCGCGCGGTGGCGTAGGGGGGGCGTGAGCATGGCGGACCGGGACACGCCCTCGCGGGCGAGTGACGCGGAGTTCCGGGGCCAGGTGCTCGAGGCGCTGGCCTGGCTGAAGCTCGCGGTGGGGGACCTCCGGGGCCAGGTCGCGCCCATCGCGACGTATGGCGACCGCCTCACCCGGTTGGAACAACAGCAGGAGGAGGCGGCGCGCCAGGCGGTGCGGAACCGCTGGAATTGGACGCACACCCTCATCTTGATCGTGACGTTGTTGTTCGACGCCGGGGTCGTGCTGTTGGTGCGACGCTAGGGAGGTGACGGTGGCATGCCACGGGTAGATGTCCGGACGCCGGGCTACGGCGTCCTGCTGGGATCCGGCCCGAACTACCGGGCGGCCCCGTCCGGGAACACCGTCCGGCTCGCCCACCTGCTCGGCCAGGCCGTGAGTGCACGCTACCAACGCGTGAACGTGAATATCGCCACCGGCTTCACGGGGGTGCAGTCGGGATATGCGTTGACTCCCCAGAGCGTCGTGGCAAGGCTGCGCCGGGGCCACCACTGGGTCGATTACGGCAACTGGCCCTTCGGCAGCTACGGGAACGTCAGCGGGTTTTTGGGGATCGGGGCGGGCACGAACCCCCGTGACGCGGGATTTGGCGCCTTTGTGGCCGCGGCGGGGCTCACCCGGGCCATTCCCGCCACGAGCGCGGCGGATCATGAAGGCGAGGCCACCCTGACCGCATGCATGAACAGTATCGGGGGCCTGTTCAACGGCTATGACCCGTATGCCTTCGCCCTGTGCGACTGGACCTGGGGCGGCGAGGCACAGGGCAACGGGTATCCCTATGCGTTTGGATTTCCCACCCTGCTGCAGCGCAATACGGCCGTCTTTCGGGCGATGCCGGGCACCCCGGTCGGATCCGGATTGGGGCCGCATGGCGTGTCGGTGTATAGCGCCTTTGCCGTGCGGGTCGGGCCCGGCTGGTATTTCGAGGCGCAGCCGACGATTGGCATTGTGCCCTATGCGCAATTCATCGCCGGTACGATTGGGGCCACCATCCCCAGCGCGGCGCTGCTGCAGGCGGGGACGCCGAGCACGCCGAGTTGCGCGGCCGCGGTGAAGCCCAGCCTGCAGGTAGGCGATACCGGCCCGTGGGTCGCGTTGGCCCAACAACGGCTGAATGCGTGGGGGGCATCGCTGGCGGTGGACGGCATCTTTGGCCCCCTCACGGAGGCGGCCGTGCGGGCCCTCCAGCAGGCGCATGTGGGGCAGCGCGTCGGCCATCAGCCGGCCATCACCGTGAGCGGCGACATCGGTCCCGGCCTCTGGGCGCTGCTGTGCAGCACCCCCCGGGGGGGACAGGGCTCATCGGGCGGGCGCGGCCACGCCCATCACCAGCCCGCGAGCCACCCCGCCGCGCCCGGCCTGGTGCAGTGGCTGATGACCCATCTCAACCTGACGCAGGCGGAGGCGGAGCTGGTGCTGGTCGGCGGCGGCGTGACCGCGCTGGTGTTGCTGAGTGGAAAATAGGCGGGAGGAGGGATCGCCATGCCGGTGCTGCACCTGACGCGGTGCCCGACCATTCCGTCCGAGACCCTGGAGCCTCGGGCGCGTGCCCCCTTTGCCGCGGGCGGGCCGGTGTTCACCCTGCAAAATTGGCTCGCCGCGTTGGGGCATCCGGTCGGCCACAACGGGCATTACGGGCCCGTGACGCAGGCGGCGGTCCGGGCGCTGCAGACGCAGTACGCGGGATCGGTGACGCCGCGGGGGCCCATCGTGCCGAACGGGATCGTGGGCCCGGCGACGTGGTGCCTGCTGGGCACCTTGGCGGCCGCCCGGGCCACCCCGCCGCCGGCCGCCCCCCTGCGCGTGGTCGGGCCGGCCATCTTGCCGGAGGCCATCGTGGGGCAGACGTTTGGGGGCCGGCTGGCCGCCCAGGGCGGCACGCCGCCGTACACCTGGTTCCTCGCCCGCGGCACCCTGCCGCCGGGCGTCGTGGTCACCCCCACGGGCGGCCTGCGCGGCGTGCCGACCCAGGCCGGCACGTACACCGTGACGGTGGCGGTGCGGGATGACCGGGGCCGCGTGGCCACGCGCACGCTCGTGGTGACGGTGACGGCCCCGAGTGGCGCCGGCGGCCTCGGCGGCGAGGTGCGCCACCTGGTGCAGGAGGCGGCGACCGCGCTCCACACCACCCCCACCGTGGTGGAACTGGGCGTGGCCGGGCTCGCCGCGGGTCTCCTTGTCTGGGGCCTCAGCGGGAGCAGCGGCCGCAGTGGGAGCAGCGGCCGCAGCGGGAGCAGCGGCCGCAGCGGGAGTAGCGGCCGCAGCGGCACAGGAGGGACACGCTAATGCCACCGAACCTGCCGCGTCCCTGCGGCTGACCCCATCGCCGACCGGGAGCCGGGCGCTCCTGGGTGCCCCTGGGCGCGGCCGTGCAGGGGCGGGTCCCGACCCCGGTGGGGCCGGTGACCGTGACGGCGGTCGGGATCCCGGCCGGGTGGGCGGCCCTCGGCACCGCCGTGCTGCTCGGCCTGGCTGCGGCGGCCGGGGTCGCGCTGGTGCGGCGGTAACCCGGTCAAGGGGGTGGCGGCATGGATCTCGCCACGACCCGGGCCCTGGCCATTCTGCGCGGGCTCGGCGTGCCGCACCCGTCCGCCGCGAGCGTGCGGATCCTGCTCGCGTGGCAGGCGTGCGAGAATACCCCGCCGACCTGGCACAACCCGCTAGCGACGACGTTGGGCGCCCCGGGCAGCGTGCCGGTCAACGGGGTCGGCGTGCAGGCCTACCCGACGGAGGCGGCCGGGATCGCGGCGACGGTGGCGACGTTGCAGAACGGCTTCTATCCCGGGCTGGTGGCCGCCCTCCGCACCGGGTCGGTGCCGGCGTTCCTGGCCGCGGCGGCCGAGATCCGCACCTGGGGCACCAAGCCGCACTGCCTCGCCGGCCGGCTCGGCCAGCCCGGCCCGTCCCCATGGGCCAGCGCGGCGGTCCCGTTGACGTTTGTGGGCGTGGTCATCGGCATTCCCTGGGCCCTGGCCCTTCTGCGGCGGAGGTGATCCCATGTTGACCGGCTGGATGCAGAGCGTGGCGCGGGTGGTGGCCCGCATTGACTGGACGGACCCGCAGGTGCAGCAGCTCATGGCCGTGCTGTGGCGATCGGTGGCCGGCGGGCCGAGTGCAACGGACCGCGCGCAGGCCCAAGCCGAGGCCCAGATTCGCGCGACCGAGCGCCTGGCCGCGGCCTTGGCCGGCGGCGGCAGCGGCCGCGCCGCCTCGCCGTTGGCCGCGCCGCCGGCGGCGGTGCCGACCGTGCTGGAGGCGATCACGGTCATGAGCGGGGACCTGAAAGAGAGCCTCCGGTTTGCGCGCGAGGATGGCGTGACCCACCCCGAGGTGGTGCGCCGGCTCGCACATGTGCAGGAGGTGGTGGACACGGTCGAGCGGCTGGACCTTCGCCCGGAGGTGCTGACCACCCTCCCGGCCGCCCAACGGGCCGTGCTGGAACAGCAGGTGTTGCCCACGCTCCGGCGGGCGCGGCAAGCCGTGCACAATGGCCCCGACGGCGGGCCGCCGACCGTGGAGAGCCTCACGGAGGCCGCGGCGGCCCTGGGCACGGCGGCCACCGCCCTCCGGGTGACCCAGGCGGCCGCCCCGGTGGCCGGCTTCGCCGGCGCGGCCCTGCCCCGGCCGGTGGACGCGCCCAGCGCCCCGAGCGCCTACGCGCCCGACCTGGCGGTGGACACCGGCTGCTTGCCCTGCGGGCGGGCCCATCTGGGCGCGGTGGCGGGCACGCTGGCCCGGGCGGCCGCCGCGGCGCAGGCCCAGGGGTGGGCCGATCCCGATGCCCAGGCGGCGCTGCAGACGGCCGCCGAAGAGCTGGCCATGATCGAGGCGTATGACTGGACGCCCGAGCGGATTGCGCGCTCCCCCGCCCCGGACAAGGCCCTCCTGGAACGGTACGCCCCCCAGGTCGCGGCCCTCCGGGCGCAGGTGGCCACCGTGCACGACCCGGCGGGCCTCGCGGGCCTTGCCGCCCAGGCGCAGCAGCTCCGCGACGCCTTTGTGCGGGACGACCTCGCCCGGGCGGGCGGGCCCGGCGTGGCCGCGCACATCACGGCGACCCCCTGGACCGAGCAGGGCCATCACACGGTGACGCCCCCGCCCTGGTGGTACGCGCCCCCCACGGTGCTCACGGTGGGGGCCACGACCGTGCCGACCGACACCGCCCGGGCCTTCGATCAGTTGGCGACGGCCCTCCATGACCGCGGCGTGCGGATTCGCATCCGGACGACGCCGACCACGGCGGAGGGGGTGCTGGAGGGCGCGTACCTGCCCGAGCAGCAGGCCATTATCCTGAGCCCGGCCGCGCTGGCCAAGGACGCGTATGCCGTGCAGGTGCTGGCCCACGAGGCGGCGCACGCCCTGGCCGACGCGCCGGCCTGCCACGCCTACGACGCGCGCCGCCCCTACGCGGAACGGCCGGAGGAGCAGTTCGCCGAGGCGGCCAGCGTGATCGCCCTGGACCAGGCGGGACTTCCCGTGGAGCTGTTCGACGGCACGGAGGTGCCGCCCGGCACGCGGCAGGTGGATTGGCCCCTGCTGGAGGCGACGCAGTCGCCGGCGGAGGTGACCCGGCTCCGGTGGGTGAGTCAGTGGATCGCGGACGCCATCCAGGGCGTGCCGCGGGACTACGCGACGCCGACCTGCCCGCCGGGGTCGGAAGGAGGGACCTGAGATGGAACTGAGTCCAGCGGGGGAAGATTTCGGGCGGGCCTTCTGCCTCGCCCCCGACCGCCAGGCCGTGCCGCTGCCCGCCTTGACGCCCGCGGAACAGGCGTGCGTGACCCGGACGGGCCTCGGCTGGCAGGAGCGGGTGCAGGAACGGCTCGGCGGGGGGGCGCCCCCGACGGACGGGATCGCGTTTCCCGTCACGGCGCCCACCGGCCGGCCCGTGGCCCATCTGGGCATGGCCGCCGACGGCACCGTGACCCTGTGCCTGCCCGAGGGCGGGTGTGCGGTCGTGGGGCAGGGGCCGGCCGCCGCGCAGGCGGCCGAGCAGACGCTCGCGTTGTTGGGCCTGACCACCGGCGCGACGTCGCTCAATTCTTCGCCGTAGCCCCGCCGTATGCTCCGCGCTAAGAGGGGCATCCCCCTCTGTGCACAGAAAGGAGGAGTCCACGTGACGCTGCAACAGGCTGCCGAAAAGTGGAACCGGAACACCCAGGGGAAGGCCCAGAAGTGGTATCAGAACACCACGGCGGCGGGATCGACCGCGTACTGCGCGGGCCTCGCCAAGCTCGGGATCCCCACCGGGAACTGCCAAAACGGCCCGGGGGCCCGGTTTGCCCAGGGCGTGCAGGCCGCCGGGGCCCAGGCGTTCCAGGCGGGCGTGAACGGCAAAGAAGGCAAGTGGGCGGCCGACTTTGCCAACGCTTTCAACTCGTAAATGGCGGACCGGCCGCCGCTCTGCCCCCCCTGCGTGGCCATCTTGACCGAGATGTGCCGCCTCGGGGGGGCGGAGCACCCCCACTTGTGCGAGCTGCAGGCCGCGTATGTGACGACCGGGGACCCCGACCTCGTCGGGCAGGCGCAAGCGCTGGCGCCCCGGGTGGCGTGGGCGGCGACGCGGGCCCTGCGGCAGCAGGGCCGCGTGGCCTGGCCGCGGGCGACCCCGGCGGGAGGAGCGATGACATGACATCACCCCAGCTGCAACAGGCCGTGCAATGGCATCAGGACCTCATTCGGACGCTCCGCGACCGCCAGTTTCAGGCGGCGATCGCGGCGCTCCTGGGCATTCTCATTTACCAGTTCGCCGGCGTGCATATCAGCGCCACGGCGATTCAGCTGTGGGTGGGCGCGCTGGTGGCCTTCATGCTCGGCAGCGGCATTGCGCAGCACGGGCACGCCCGGGCGGCCGGGTCGCTGGGCCTGGCGGGCAGCCAAGCGTCGACCATCGACGCGATCGCGGACATGGCGCAACACCTTACGAGCGCAGCGGTCGGCCCCGCGGTCCCCGTGGGGCCGTTCACGCCGCCGCCGCCGACCGACGGCCCCGGGCCGGACCCCGGCGCCCCCAATGCGGGCCAATAGCGCGTCACGGCGCGGCGCCGCCCGACACCACCAGGGCCTCACCGCCCCCGGACTGCCCGGGGGCGGTGAGATGTCTGGACGCCTAGGACCCGCTGACGACGCGCACGATGACCGCGGCGACGCCGATGGCGAGGGCCACGAGCCCCCACCGCACGAGGCCGGCGCGCCACCGCCACGCGAGCCACGCGCCCACCACCACGAGCGCCGCGGTGCCGAACGGCGGCATGAGCCAGCCGACCGCTTGGGCCAGCCACAGGCCGCCGCAGACGACCAGCAACCGATAGCGCCGCCAGCCCTGCCAGGCGGCCATGAGACACCCGGCGGCCACCAGGACCCGCACCAGCGGCCGGCGGTGCTGAGCGCCCCAGGCCATGAGGCGATCCCCCAGTCGGGCCGCCCGGCTGGCGCCCCCGTGATGCGCCCGCGGGGGTGGCGGGGGCGGCGCCATGGCCGCCGGCCGCTCGGCCCCGGCCGGATCCGGCGCCGCGGGGGCGTCGGGCGTCCCGGCCCCGGCCGGATCCGGCGCCGCGGGGGCGTCGGGCGTCCCGGCCCCGGCCGGATCCGGCGCCGCGGGGGCGGCGGGCGTCCCGGCCCACGCCGCGCGGAGCCGCGCGATCGCGGCGGGGGCGAAGCCGGCCTCCTCCAGGGCCGCGGGGTCAGGCACGCGGATATCCATCCGGCACCTCCTCGTCGCGGCACAACGCCACGTGGTCACCGGGCCGACGCATCGGCATGCCCACGCCCCCCCACGTGTACCGCGATGTGTGCGTCATTCGTCCCTCTCCTCCTCGTCTATGGCCGGAGCGCCTCATCCTGGCGGGGAAGCGGCGGCGGAATAGGCCGCCGCGTCCCGTCCTCGTCGTTGTCTACGGGCTAGGCTGGCGGCGTCTCGGGCGGAAAGCCGGTCCAATCCACGCTCTCGGGGCTCAAGGGGCCCCACGTCGACGGGTCCTTGGGATCCTCATGCGGGAGATCCAGCCGGCGGAAGAACCAATCGTAGATTTCCCCTGTCTGCCGAAACTGCCGCAGCTGCGGAATCGCCTCAGCGCCGTCGCGATACTCGACGTCTGACAACCCGGTCGGCTGGGACCAAAGCACCAGGGATTGCCATGGAATCATGGTTGATGCCTCCCCTTGATAATCCAGGGCCGTCAGCCACTGCCTTACCCGCCTCCGGCCGGGGCTTTGCGGGGCCGGGTAGCCGACCGGCCAGCGCACGGTTGGGATGGTCCCAATGCGGATCCACGTGCCGTCCGAATCCTGCACCTCCACCGCGAGGGGCAACCGGACCCACTGCTCCTCGTTGTAGCCGGGCAACCGCCGGCGGTACCTGGCGGGCGGCGTCATGGTCAGCAGGGTCTCATGGATGGCACGATGCAGCGCGTCCGCCGTCAGCGCGGACTCGAACGGCCACGCGGTGGCGGTTGTGATCCGCGTCCCGCGGGGGCGCAGGGCGCGCAAGCGGCACCGCGTCACGTCATTAGTCATCGGAATCCCTCCCTGTGTTCTGGTTGGTGATGTAGGCGGTGAGCAGGCCCCGAATCAGGCCGCTCGCGTCGGTGCCCTCGCGGCGGGCCCGCTCCTGCGCGGCTTGCCAGAGATCGTCCGCGATGCGGATGGTGCGCTGGGGGGTGACCCCGGCGCCCAATTCGCGCCCGGCGACCTCCTCCGGCGGCACCGCGTCGTCATGGCCATTCGCCAGGAGCCAGTCCGTCGCCTCGGCGGCGGGGATCTCGGTGTATGTCTCCGGCCGCCCCTGCCATTGGCTCCAGGTATGGAGGACCCAGCGCCCGGTCGCGGTCTGGAAGAGCTCTTCGTGATCCCACTGACTGCCGGTGGCATCGGAGATGTCGTTCGACCCGTCCCAGTGGGTGGACTCCTCGTACACGGTCGCGCGGTCCGCGTCAAACCAGGTGGCGGTCGGGGCTCCCGTCGTGGGGTCGGTCAGCGCGATTCTACGCATTGACGTGGGCCCTCCTGAGCGCCTCGACGTCTACGCCCGGGTCCCCCGCCGCCACGCGGCGGAGGAGGGCCGCCATCTCCGTGAACTCCTCCTGCGTCAGCCCGCGCCCGTGGAAATGGTCGGTGGCGTAGTCGTACCACAGTGTCGCGTCCTCCAGCCGGTCGATGAGGCGCCGCGCCTCGCTGTTGCTGACGGTCTCGCCGCGATATTCGGCGTAGCGGATGTTGCCGGTGTTGTAGTGCCAGGTCCGCAAGCCGAGCAGCGCCGACAGATCGTCGAAATAGATGCGGTGTCGGTTCGGGACCTGCCAGTCGTTGCCCAGGGCCAGGAGGCGCTTGATCTGCTCGTCGGTCATGCGGGTCATCTCCTCTCGCTGTCTATCTCCAGTGTATACTGTCTAGACAACGTGTCAAGTGGCGGTGCAGGCGAAACCCGGACGAACGCAAAATTTTTTCGTTTTTCTCGATCAACGCCCGGCGCCGGCGACGGCGTGGGCGGCGGGCTGCTGCCGAAAAGACGCGTTAGCGGCAGTATGCTATCCTCTATATATCCGCGCGCGCCGGCCCGCCCACGCGCGCGCGCACAAAACACGCACGGGGTGATGCCGGATGGCCGACATGTTGGTGCATCAGGAACCGGACGCGGATCGGGCCGTGGCCGCGCTGGAGCGCATCTGGCACGAATGGCTCGCGGCCCGGAGCGCGGCGCCGGCGACCCGGCGCGCGTATCGTGATGCCCTGCGGCGGGCCTCGAGGATGGCGGTGCGCCTCGGCTATGCCTGGCCCGAGGCCATCGAGGCCACGGCGGCGCGGGCGATTTATGCGGCCCTCATCGGCGAGCGCGGCACGGCCAACACCGCCAATCTCACCCTGGCCGCGTGCCGCGGGGCGTGGGACGCGCTTATCGCCGCCGGCGTCGCCCGCCAGAATCCCTGGCGCGCCATCCGCCCCCGGCGGGCCCGCGTGCAGACGGCCGAGCGGATGTTGACCGAAGCCGAGGTGCGGCGCCTGTGGCAGGCGGCCGCAGAGGGCCCTGGGCCCGGCGCGGCCAATCGGGCCGTGCTGGCGACCCTCTATTATGGTGGCCTCCGCGTGGCGGAAGCCTGCGCGCTGCGGTGGCGGGATTTGCACCGCGTGGGCCAGCAGTGGCGCGCCACCGTGTACGGCAAAGGGGGCAAAACCCGCTACGTGTGGATGCACCCGGCGTGGATCGCGGCGCTGCGGGCGTTGCCGCGGCCCGCCAGTCCGGAGGCCCCGATCCTGGGCCTCTCGCCGCGGGGCGTGCGGTGGCTGGTGGCCCAGTGGGCCGCCCGCGCGGGCCTCGGCAAGCCCGTGAGCCCCCACTGGCTTCGGCACTCCTTCGCCTCCGCCCTGGCGGCGCACGGCATGCCCATGCGGGCCATCCAGGATCTGTTGGGGCACGCCGATATTGCCACGACGGCGCGGTATGTGCACCTGATGCAGCCGGTGCGGGTGGAGGACTACCTGCCGGACCTGGGGGCCATCGGGAGCGCCCAGACTCCATGACCAAGGAACCACCGATGATTCGGGGGAACGCCCCGGGATTCCTATCCGTCGATGAGGATCTTCGTGTTCCTTTCGCATTACTCCCTAATGGGCAACAGGTGGGGCCGAATAACGCCAGCAAACATACGCGATATACGTGCCCCGACTGTAAGGGCGATGTATTTTTACGAGCGGGATCCCATGTACGGCCGCATCTCTATCATGTGCGGCCACCCGTCCGCTGCGACTTCCTGAACGAAACCCCAGAACATTGGCGCGCCAAACACCGGGTGGTTTCCCTCATCCGGTCTCGGCGGACCATTGCGTTCATCCGCCATTGTCAGTCCTGTAATACCCCACTGGTTCAACCGATGCCGTCACATGTCGCGGATGCTACTACGGAATACCAACTCCCGAGTGGACATCGGGCGGACGTGGCCCTGCTGGATCGGAACGGAGGATTACTGGCAGTGATTGAAATCCTGGTCACCCATCGAGTCGATCGTGAAAAAGCGCAGGCCTTAGCCGGGATCCCATGGGCCGAATGTCTCGCACACGACATCCGTGAGGATGAGGCGTGGCCCATGACTCAGGATCATTTTCGTCCCATACGGTGCGATCGCTGCAAACACATCGCACAATGGGGGAGAATCCACCGTGTGTCGTCAGCCCCGTGGAATACCGTCCAGTGTCCATTGAACCCCACAGCCCCGGTGAATATTATTGATGGGTGTTGTATTTGCCCGCATTTTATCGAATTTCGCGGAAGCCGTGCGGTATTCTGTACTGGCCATTCGAAAGGAGCTGTTGATGGAACCCATCGATAAATTTGGGAATACGATCTACCCGCGTGTGTTTCAACGGATGTGCCTTATCGCTGCTCGTTTAACGGATCACGGATATCAGGAGACCCGATCGAAACCGAATTTACTACGCTGTCACTATCACCATGTCACATTCTGGGCGGACCTGCGCGGCACCACTGAGGTTTACATTTGGGAGGACACCCGGGCTTTGTGGTACTGGCAATTTCACGATGCGACCCTCCCGCTTCTGGTACGCAAACGCATGATTGCCATGGAATGGCTGAGATTAGGCAATATCCCCCGTCGTCTCTCCCGTGAGGTTATCTATAACCCCGATACCACTGATGAAATGCCCCCGATGCGAATGGACAATCTCTTCTACATCGGCAGCCACGGCTGGGGCGAGGGACCGGGTTGGGGCCAACTGAACCCCGGGTAGCCGATCCGCCATTTATAGTAAAATGACTGTGAACGGTGCAGCGGCCTGTCGCCCAATCTGGCAAAGGCGCAGGGTTCAGAACCCCGTCCGTGCGGGTTCGACTCCCGCCAGGCCGACCACGGGCCCGTACCCCAATCCGGCAGAGGGGGCCGGCTTAAACCCGGCGCAGTGTCGGTTCGACTCCGACCGGGCCCACCATCGTTCTCTACGCGACTGGGGAGTAGCCAAGCGGTAAGGCGCGGGACTTTGAATCCCGGATCGAAGGTTCGAATCCTTCCTCCCCACCCAATGTGCCCGCGTGCGCCCGCCGTGCGCCCAACTTGCACGCACCCTGCAGAAAACCCCGCTATCGGGACGTACAACCGACAGCACGATCCGCACAACCATGCGGGGTGCGGGACCATCGCACACACGGCTGCACACCCGCCGCCAATTCACATTCAAGAGGTCCATGGTTCGATCCCATGCGCGCCCACCATCAAAATTTGAAGCCCCGCAAGGATTTGCGGGGCTTTTTGTGTGCGACGGCGCGACCGCGTGAGGGGCGGCGTGCGCCCGGCGTGCGCCCGTGTGACGGCTACTCGCGAAAGAGGCGGTCCAGGCGGGTGGCCGCCTCCTGCTGGCGGCCCGGGAAGAGATGCCCGTACACCTGGAGGGTGAACGCGATTTGAGCGTGACCCAGCCGGTCGGCGATAAGGCGCGGGTCCCAGCCATCCGCGATGAGGAGCGCGGCATGGGTGTGCCGAAGATCGTGAAAGCGGATCGGGGGCACGCCCGCGCGGCGGATGAGCTGGGCGAGGAGCCGGTCAACATTCCGGTGGTGAAGCGGCGTCCCGAGCGGCGTCTGAAAGACCAGGCCATGGTCCTGGTACGCGGGACCGCACGCCAGCCGGTCCGCTTTTTGGGCCGTGCGCACGCGTTGCAACAGGGCGATGAGGTCCGGGCCGATGGCGACGGTCCGCCGCCCCCGCGCGGTCTTGGGCGGGCCCAACTGGGGCGGCGCGCCGCGGCGGGCCCGGAGCAGTTGCTGGGTGATGTGGAGTGTGCCTGCGGCCCAGTCGATGTCCGCCCACCGGAGGCCGAGCGCCTCCCCTTGCCGGAGCCCAGTGGCCAACACCAGCCGAAACAGGGGTCCATACCGGTGGGCCTGCGCCACGCGCCAAAAGGCCGCGATCTCGGCGGGCGTCCAGACGCGCATCTCGATGGCCTCCCCGCGTGGTTGGCGCACCTGGGAGGCGGGATTTGTCGGCAGGAGGTCCCAATCGACGGCCGCCTGGAGCGCCCGCCGCAGGATGGCGTGGCATTGACGGACCGTACTCGGACTGAGCGGGCCGCCGTCCGCGCGCCCGTTGGCCAACCACGTGGCTTCGGCTTGCTGAAGGTGGGTGGGGTGGAGCGCGGTCAGGCGCATGGGGCCCAGCGTCGGGCGGATGTGGTGTGCGACCAAGGTGCGATAAGTGATGAGGGTGGACAGGGCCCGGCCTTCGGTGGGCAACACGACCGCCAGCCAGTGGTCCAGGAGGTCACCCACCGTCCAATCGCGGGGATGCGCGGGTTGCGGCCGCGCCGCCTCCGCCGTCAACTCGGCCTGGCGCGTGACCCATCGCGCCTCGGCGTCTTTTTTGGTGCCGTATACCACTTCCGTCACGCGCCGCCGCCGGCCGGTGGCCGGGTCCCGCGCTTCCCAGATACACTGCCACTTGCCGCGGCCTTTCCCCCGGATGTACATCTCGTCCTCCTTGCCACCGGCCTTGAGTCCCTGCAAAATGCCAGGACCCTCGGGACATTCGATGTCCGCCAATTGTTCTGGGCGATCGAACGGCAGTCGGTTTCCGGTCACGGCATCGAACACGAGGAGCCGATGCCTTGGGATTGCCGGTGCCACAGCGTCCGCGCATAGACCCGTACGCCCACGGAATCCTGGTACGCCTTACACTGAATCGCCCATACCGGCCGGGCCGCTTGGGGCCCCCGATACAACAGGATATCGGCCCCCCAGTCATGAGGCGGGGTCAAGCGCGGCGTATACCCACGCAGCGCCGCTAGGGCGGCGACGTACGCTTCATACCAAGGCCATCGGTCTCCCGGCCACGCACTGCCCGTGTCGTTCATCGTGGGTGCCGGCGCTTACGGGGCAGGCGGGCCCGTCAAGACCCAGGTGTCGCCCCGCCCCGCCGGGCTGAACCAGCGACTCAAGGCTTGGCCCACGGGCCCTCCGCCGCGCCAGAACACGCCGATGAAGTATCCGCTAGCCGTGGCGGTGGGCAGCGCCCAACTCAGGTAGCCGTCGGCCCACACATGCGCGGCCACGGTGTAGTGCAACGTGCCTAGGGTCGTGTTCGGGGGCACCGTCAACACGACGGGGTACCGCATGGGCAGTGGGGGGAACAGCGGGGCATTCAGGGCCTGGGCGGCCTGGATGGCCGCCGCCCGCTCGGGGGGCACCCATTGCACGATGTTCTGCAGGATGGCAGGCGCCCCGGCGCTGTCGTGCCAGACGAACAGCCACGTGGGCTCCGCACCGGTCTTGAACGCCGACCGGGCCACGAGCCACGCGTGCCCGCTGCCGTCCGCGGCCGCCAGCGCGTTGACGACCACATCGCCGCGGGCGCCCATCACAAAGCCCACACCGGGGATCCAGTAGAAGCCGACCGCCCGGGCTTGGGCGGCGGTCAGCCCCGGCACGGTCAGCGGGCGGCTGAGGAGCGCGGCCACTGCGGCCGGCATGGCCCAAAAACTCGCCGGCTCGGTGACTCCGGTCGTCTCGTTCGTCACGCTCCACACCGGGCACAGGACCGTGCCCTGGCTGGTCGTGACCGTGATGCTGCCACTGCGGGTCATGGGATCCTGGGTCACGGTGCCGTAGATCCCGGTCGGCTGCCACGCGAAGCCCCCTTGGGCCGATGCGGGCGCCGCCGCGAGCAAACCTCCGGCCAGCGCCCCGGCCAGGCTCCAGAAAGTCTGTCGGATGATCATCGCACGATACCTCCTTCGGTCGTCAATCATTAATCTCCGTGCCCTCGGACACGGTGGCCCCATGGAGCGGACGCCAGACCCGTCCATCGGGCGTGACCCACGCACCAGGCGGGTCAGCGTGGCGCGTCGCCGGGCGACAGGGATATACATGATGGTGATAATGCAATTGCCATCCGTCTGCCGTCCGGATGATGGCCCCCGGTTCCTGATGGGGCGCCGAGATGACCCACGCCTCCACACGGACGATCCGAGGGGGTGACGCCGGATGCCTAAACGGGCGCGGCCACGCCGGCGTCCCCGTGGCCCGTCCGGTGTGGGAGCTTCTTCGGATCCCGCCCCATGGCCCAACTGATGTTTGCTTGGGCCAGATATTCGGCATCGGCCCGTCGTGCTTCCACATAGCGGATCCGCTCCCGGGCTGTCTCCTGCTCCTGGCGAATGCGTTCCTGTTCCGTGGCTTCGCGCGCGGCCATGTAGCGTGCCAGCGCGACTGCCAGCTCGTAGCCCGCCCCATGCGACGACACATGCAGCTCGTCCAGAAGCGTTTGGGGTGTCTCGCGCTCCTGGGGATCGTCGGAAGCGTCGCCATCGGCCGTGTCGGGATCGTGTTCCAGCAGCTGGGTTGCCGAGACCCGAAGGGCCTCAGCCAAGTCTAGCAGTTTGTCCACGCGGAGGCTCCGGTGGCCCTGCTCAACGTGCTGAATGTAGCTTTCACTCACCCCCAGGGCATTGGCCAATTGCTGTTGCGTGAAGCCGCGGTGCGCGCGCCAAGCGCGGATGCGCTGCCCAATGGCGGGCAACGGGCGCCCCATCACCCGTGGCATGCCGTCACCTCCTAACATGGACATAGTCCACTATATACCACGAATTTATCTGTCCGTACAACCGCAAACCCCATTGACTCCGTCCATCCGCTATGGAATCCTACAGATGCCACCCTGGATGATCGGATGCACGAAGGAGGGTCGTATGGGCACGCAGCGCATGGGCACGCAGCGCCGCCGACCGGCACGCCGGGTGGTCGACGTGGAACAACAGTGGGGGCGGCCGATTGCCGGGATTCTCACGGAGCTGTACGTGATTCGGGGCCTGACGATTCGGCAGACCGCCACAGCACTCGGACTCAGCCGGGGGCGGGTGCACCAGTTGCTCCGAGCCTACGGCATCCCCCGACGGCAGTGGGGCTACCTGCCGCAACGGACGGAGGCATCCAATGCGGACTGACCGTTGGCCTGACACCGCTATCTTGACGCCCGCACAGGCGGGCCACCTGTTGGGATGTTCCGTGCGGACGGTGTACGCCCTGTGCCAGCGCCCGGATTTTCCGGTCGTGCGGCTGAACGCGCGGTGCTACCGGATTCCGGCCTGGCGGCTGCGGCAATGGCTCGACGCGCAGGCGGGCCGCGACGGGCTGCCCGCCGAGATCCGTCGGCGGGTCGTGCCCTTTGAGGGGAGGTGACACCATGGTACCCATCGGCACAGTGGTGCATTATGTGCTGCCCGACGGGCCCGAGCACGTGCATGGGCGCTGTCGGCCCGCCATCGTCATCAATCCGCTAGCGCACGCCGAGTACGTCACGCTGGTGATTTGGCGCAACGGCCCCATGGATGGGGCGGACCAGCCCTTCATGGAGTGGATTCCAGGGGCCGAATACAGCCCGCGCCATGCATTTGGTACGTGGCATCGCCTGGAGGAATGCGCACACCCGCACGCCGAGGCATAAGAGAGCCGGCCCCGTGGTACGTGCCGGCTGGCCGCCGAGATCCGTCGGCGGGTCGTGCCCTTTGAGGGGAGGTGACACGCATGGAAACGGTCGGAGCAGAACTGGTGCATTACGTCTTGCCCGACGGCCCGGAAGAGGTCCACGGCCAGTGCCGACCGGCGCTGGTGGTGCGGGATTGGCACGATGGCGCCGTCAACCTGGTGGTGTTCCGGGACGGGCACAACGACGGCGGGGCGCTTTATGAGTGGCGCACGTCCGTGCGCTATAGCCGGGACCACCAATTTGGGTCCTGGCATGTCCCGGGCGAGTGCCGGCACGCGGCGACATAACAAGAGCCGGCCCAGGTCTAGTGGTCCGGATGCCGTCAGTGTACCACGGCGGCGGCCGGCCGGAAAGGAGTGTCCGATGATGAGTCTCTGCGGGCCGGGGGGCGCATTATGAGCGCCCCGCGCCCTTATCGCGTCCGGGCGTGGCGCATGCGGCTGAGCCGCGAGGCATGGCTCCTGCTCCGGCGGAACGGGCTCGGTTCGTCCGACGCTCCGGTCCTGCTCGGGCTCAGCCCCTTCAGCTCCCCGTATAGCCTCTGGCTCGATAAAATCGGCCAGTTGGTGCCGCGCGAGGACACGCCCCACCAAGCCTGGGGCCGGCGGCTCGAGGGCGTGGTCGCGGAGTGGATCCGCGAGGCGACGGCCTGGCCCGTGCAACAAGCGGGGGCCGTGCTCCAGTCCCGGCCCCATCCCCTGCTGCTCGCGGATCTCGACCGGTGGATCGTCCATCCGGAATATGGCCGCGTGCCGCTCGAAATCAAGACTACCAGCGCGACGCAGGCCGCCGCCTGGCGCGACGGCCCGCCGCCGCACGTCCTGGCGCAAGTCTGGCACCAGTGCGCGGTCACGGGCGCCCCGGCGGCGGTGGTAGCCGTCGCGGTGTGGGGCGAGGTGCCGCGCTGGTGGGTGGTCGCGCCGGCGCCCGGCGACCTCACGGATCTCATCGAGCGCGAGGAGACGTGGTGGACCACCCACGTGGAGGGGCGCGTGCCGCCACCGGTCGACGATCACCCAGCGACCACGGCGGCGCTGGGGGCCGGGCCGCATGACGGGCCCGCGCTCATCCTGCCGCCGGCAGCGTGGGACTGGCTCCGCGAACGGGCGCGACTCGTCGCCGCGCGGGCCGCGGCCGACACGGCCCTGGACCTCATCGACAACCGGATGAAGGCCGCGGTCGGCCGCGCGGCGGTCGGTTTGCTCGACGGGCGGCCCGCGGTGCGGTGGGTCCCCTATGAGCGGACCACGTGGGACACCGCGCGGCTGGCGGCGGACCATCCGGCCCTGGCCGCGCAGTACAGCCGGCAGGTCCTGGCCCGGCGCTGGGACGCCGGGCCCGGCATGCGGCTCGTCGCGGACCAGCAGATCGAAGGGAGTGAGCAGGATGCCGAAGGGTGATGCCGCGGCGGTCGTGCGAGCCCGTACGCAGGCCCCGCCGACCGGCGGCAAGGATCTGGTGACCATCCTCCAGGACCAGCGGCCGTTGCTCCAACGGCTTGCGGGCCGCGTCTTGGATGCCGACCGGCTGATTGCGGTTGCGCTGTGGTCTCTGCGCACGACGCCCCAACTGGCGGCGTGTACGCCCGACAGCCTCCTCGCGTGCGTCGAGTTTGCGGCGCGGACCGGCCTCTTGCCCGGCCCCGAGGGGTATTTGTATTTCGTGCCCTACATGAACAGCAAGCGGGGACACCTCGAAGCCCAACCCATCATCGGCTACCGCGGCCTCTGGGAACTCGGCCGGCGAAGCGGCTACCTCGTCCGGGCGTGGGCCGACGCCGTGTGGCCGGGGGACCGGTACCGCATTCTCCGCGGGACCCAGCCCGTGTTGGAGCATGAACCAGATTACACGGCGTCGCGCACCGACCATCCTCTGCTGGTGTATTCGGTCGCCGTTCTGGCTGATGGGACCACGGATTTCGATGTCCTCCCGTGGGCCGACGTCGAGCGCATCCGGGCCCGGAGCCGCGCGAAGGATGTCGGCCCGTGGGTGACCGACACCATCGAGATGGCGCTCAAGACGGTGGTGCGGCATCACGCCAAGCGGTGGCGCCTCACGCCCGACGCGGCGTGGGGCGTCGCGGTCGCGGATAGCGCGGAGTTCGGGGCCGAGGCCGACCGCGAGGTCCTGCAGGCGTGGGCCGTTTTGAGCGCGCCGGAGACCGCGGCACCGCCGGCGGAGGCCGCGCCCGCACCGACTGACGCACCTCCGCCCCCGGTTGACGCGCCGGAAGCCCCCTCGGGTGCCCCGGAGACCCCGGCCCCGCCGCCGGAAGCCCCGGCGGCGGACGCGGTGCCGTCCGTCGCGGCCGTGCAAGCCGCGGGCAAAGCGGCGCGGGCGGCGGGCGTCCCGGACGACGCGCTCCGCGAGATCATCCGCGGCGTGGTCGGGGGCCGACCGCCGGTGGAGTGGAGCCCCGCCGAGCGGCGCACGCTCCACCAGCGGCTGACGGGGTTGACCACGACCGCGCAGGAGGCGGAGGGATGAGCCGGCGCGGGCGGGGCCGCGGGCGCGCGCGGCCCGGCTCGATCCGGGGGTGGAGTGAGGGCCTGTGGGTCGCGGCCCGATTGGCGGGCCGCATGGCGAGGAAGGAGGCTGTGTGATGCGTGAGCCGCTGACCGATGCGGCGTGGGCGCTGTTGTGGCGCCAAGCCTGCTCCGTGGTGGCCGTGGCGTTCGGGGACGCCGAGTTCCGGCCGCCCGTCGACCTGTTGGATCCGCCGCCGGATCTGCCGGCGCTGGGGGCGTGGCTGGCCGGACCCGCTGGATCCGTGGGGCTTCTGGCCCTCGCGGCCCTCCGGGCCCTCGCCGTGGCCGACAGCGACACCGCGGTGAAGGATGAGGCCGCGTTGCTCCAGCGCATGTTGGAGTCGGGTCTCTCAGCGGCGGGCGTGGACGAGGACAGCCGGCGCCAGGTCGTGGCCCAGGTCCGCCGGGTGCTCGGGGGAGACGCCCATGAGTCATTGGACTGACGTGGAGGAGGCCCTGATCCATGGATCACATTGATGACGCGGCCGCCGCCGCCCGCGGGCGCCGGACGCCCCCCGACGACTGGCGCTACTGGTACCGGCGGGGCCGGCGGGACGGCGCGCGCGACCGCGTCGACCCGCCCCGCCGGGGGACCGTGGCCGCCCACGCCGGCTACAGTGTCGGGTGGCGGCGGGGCCATGAGAGCCTGCGCGCCCGCATCCAGCGCTGGCGCCGGGGCCGGCGCGTGCGCCCCGGCTCGATCTGGCATCATCTGACCCATCCGCTGGCTCTGGCCCAGGTCGTCTGCGTCTACGGGGTCTGGCTGCTGTTCGCGCTCCTGTGTGCCTACATTTTGGCCGCGTGGCTGGGACCGGCGGTGCCCCGATGAGGGCGCAACGGATCGTGGTGCCCCCCGACTGGCGGGCCGCGCTGAAGCGCGCGCAAGCCGCCCGCGAAGCGGCGGAAGCGTGGTGGGCCGAAGCCGTGGCCCCCGATGAGGTGGAGGCGGCGATCTGGCGCGTGCAGGCCGCCGTCGCCTGGGAGCGCGTCTGCCGCGCGCGCGTGCGCAGCGAGGGGGCGGCGCCCCCATGAGCCGCCGGCGCGGGCCCCGGCCGCCAGCGATCCCGGCGCCGTGTGATCATCCGCTCGTCGTGTGGCGGCCGGGGGACCGGTGGCGGTGTGTCGTCTGTGGCCACGAGGGCCACGGGGATCCGTGGCCCCGCGTCGTGCAAGCCCACTAAGGAGGGCAGAGGGATGCCGTTGCGATTTCAGTCAGCCTGGGTCACGCTCGAGCTCACCGAGCCGGCCCTGGGGACGACGCCCGCCGATTATAGCACCTGGGACACGTGGATTCGCCCGCGGGCCCCCGGGCCGGATGTGGCCGCCGAGGAAGCGGCCCGACACCCGACCGGCGGCCCGCGGGTCCACCCGACCTATACCGATCTGCCCGCCGCCAAGGCGCGGGCCCGGGCAGATCGGCAGGCGGCGGCGGCGGCTGACGAGGCCGCGCCCGACGAGGCCGCGCCCGACCGGGAGCGGCTGCCGAAAACGACCTTCTTCGTCGACGACCAGGGCCGCCCGCTCCTCTGGAATTACCAAATTCTCGGGCACCTCAAGGAACTGGGCAACATCGCCAAGGGCGCCGTGGCGGTGAAAAACCTGCGCGAGAAGATCAACCGCTATGTGTATGTGGAGCCCCGGCAAATCCCGCTCGACCAGCCGATTGTCGGCGAACTGACGCGGCCGCTCCGGGCCGAGACGGCCCGCGGCCCGCGGATCGCGCTCGCGACGAGCGACGTCGTGCCGGCGGGGACCCATCTGCGCTTCCGCGTCCGCGTGTTGGATCAGGGGGTGAAAGCGGACGTGACGCTGGATCTGATCCGGGAGTTGTTGGATCTCGGCCAGGTGCGTGGGCTCGCTCAATGGCGTTCCGCTGGCTTTGGAACCTATCGGGTCGTGGCATGGGAGCCGGAAGCATGATCGCGATCACGATGGCTCCGACGCCCCCACCGGGGGTCGTCACCATTCCCCTACCGGACGGGCATGTGGCGTGGGTCGACGGACCACTCCCACCGGATTGGGAGGCATACCACTGGTTCTGCCACCGGCACCGGGTAGCGGACGTGCATTACGTTAGGGGGTATCGGCGGGGCCAACGTACGCACCGCATGTACCTCCACCGGTGGCTTCTTGATGCCCCACCGGGGTTGCAGGTCGACCACATCAACGGCAACCCGTTGGACAACCGCCGGGCCAACCTCCGCGTGGTGACGGTGCGCGAGAATCAGTGGAACCAGCGGCGCCGCCGGGGCCAAGTGCCGTACAAGGGCGTGTCGTACAGCCCACAGTATCGCTGTTACGGGGCCCGGATACGCGAGGATCACCCACGGTTCCTGGGTCGCTTCCGCACCGCGGAGGACGCGGCACATGCCTACGACACCGCGGCGGTCGCGGCGCGGGGCGCCTATGCCGCGCTCAACTTTCCCGAGGATCGGTGGACGCCGGATCAGGTGGCGGCCGTGCGCCTCCGCCGCCCGCCCATTGGCGCCCCGCGGTCGCAGAGCGGCTGGCGCGGCGTGTATTGGCGAGCCGCCATCCGCCGCTGGCGGGCCGCCATTTACGTCCACGGGCGCCAAGTCGAACTGGGCTTGTTTGACACGGCCCTCGCGGCGGCCCGAGCGTACAACGCGGCCGTCGACCGCTTCGGGCTGGATCCCGCCCGCAAAAACCGCCTACCCGACAGCTCGTAAGGATGTCCGGAGGCATTGGGGTGCCGGGGCCGGGCGACCGGTCGGGGTGGGTGGGGGCCGGCACGCCCACGCGGAGGCTAGCGACGGGTGGCGGCGGCTGAGGCATGCCAGGGTGCGGGACGGGCTGGCGTGGGCATCGCGACGGCAGGGGTGCGCCGGGGGTGGCATCGGGATCGCTGAGGCCGGGGGGTGCCGGCAGGGATATGCCATGGCAAGGGAGAGCGAGGGCGAAGCCTTGGGGAGTGGTGGCATCGTGCTGACGGGGAATGGCGTCGGCCTGGGAGGCGACGGCCTAGCTGAGTATTGGCAACGCGTTGCCTGGCAACGGGACCGAATCGGACAGCGGTGGCGAAGCCGTGCAGCGGCACCGCGTTGGGCAGCCGTGCAGCGGCACCGCGTTGGGCAGGGAAGGCCTTGGGTGGCGAGGCACTGTGACGGCGATGTGGAGCGAGGCAGGGCGACGGGATAGCAAGGCCCCGCCACGGCGATGGCATTGGAGCGCGCTGGGACGTGCTGGCGTCGCCCACGGGGCGGCAGGGGGAGCGGCGGGCGGACCCACGGGCCCGCCAGGGTCCCCAGGGGGACGGGGACTGGGGACCGGTTGTTGACAAGAGGGCAAGGGGGCACGGGGCGTGCGGTATCCCCACTTTGACTTTTATCCGGGCGATTGGCTCGATGATGCGAACAATCGCTATCAGTCCGTGGCCGCCAAAGGCGCGCACATCGAACTCCTCTGCCTGATGTGGCGGGAAGCGACCGAGACCCAGTTCGGCCTCCTCGACGATGACCGGGGCTTGGCGCGGGCGTTGGGCCTGCCCCTCGCCGAGTGGCAGGCCCTCCGCGCCGACCTCATCGAGGGCCCGTATGCGGTCCTGCACGTCGAACACGGCCGCATCGTCTCCCCGCGCCTGCGGCAAGAGTGGCACAAGGCGCGGGAGCGCTCGCTGGCGGCGCAACAGAGCCGGCGGGCCCGGGCGCCCCGGCTGCGGGAGACACCGCCCACCGGGACGGCCGTCGCCGCCGCGCCCGACGAGGAACCCAACGTTCGTGCGACGAACGTACGACGACCGTTGGACGACCGTCCGACGAAGGCGGTACGGCACACGCACGACGGTGTGACGAACGCGCGACGTTTAGACCACGAACCGGCTACTAGTCACCAGTCACCAGTCACCGATCAGCAGGCACCAGACACCGACCAGCAGACACCAGCCCGATCGGGAGACCCCCCTCAGGAGGCTACGCCTCCTGGTCCCCCCCGCGCCGCGGGCGGGGACGGACCCATGCCGCTGGCGGCGGCAACGGTTGCTGACCGCGCGGAGCCCGTGCCCCGCCGTGCTCGGGCCGGCGTGCGGGTGCCCCGGTTGCCGCCGGACTTGCGGCGCCTGGTCGGCGAATGGCGGGTCGCCGTGGCCGCGGAGGGGGTCGCGCCCCCGCGGGACTGGCACCTGCGCGCCGGCGGCTATGTGCGCCGCTGGGTGCAGGCCGGCGCGACGCTGACGGATCTGCGAGCGTGGTGGGCCTGGCTCCACGAGGATCCCTGGTGGGCCACGCGCTACCCCGAGGTCGCGCTGTGGGACCGCGCGTGGTCGCAATGGCGCTTGCGGGCGCATGCGCCGCCGCGCGGCCGGCCCCCCGGCGAGCTGTCGGGCGCGGCGGCGGTGGACGCGTTGTTGGCGGGGCTGACCCGCCAGGAGGGGGGGCGTGATGACCCCGGCTGAGACGCGCAAAGTGCTGGCCTATTGCGTGACCGTGCTGCCGAGCCTGCGCCTCCCCGACGAGCCGCAACTGTCGCGGGTGGTCGCCGCGTGGACCGACCTGCTGGGGGATCTGCCGTACCCGGTCGTGCAGCACGCGGTCCGCGCGGTCCTGGCGGCCCAGGAGGGCTCCTGGTGGCCGACGCCCGGCGCCATTCGGCAGGCGGCGGCGCGCCTCACGCACCCGCCGATCCCGGCCGGCGACGAAGCCTGGGGCCTGGTGCGGCGGGCCGTGGCCCGCTGGGGCTACATGGCCCCCCGCGAGGCCGTGGCGAGCCTGCCGCCGCCGGTGCAGGCCGTGGTGCGGGCCATCGGCTGGGAGGCGTTGTGCGCCGGGGACGCGGACGTGCTGCGCGGCCAGTTTGGCCGCCTGTACGAGGTCGCCCGCGCGCGGGCGGCGCGGGCGGCGGGGCTGCCGCCGGCGTTGCAGGATGGCGCCCTCGCGGGCCGCGCGCCGGCCCGGCCGGGGGACCCCGCCGAGGCCGCCGGGGGGCCTGCGGACCCGCTGCTGCTCGGCGCCCTGCTGGAGGCGATGCGGCGGGCGGCCGAGGTGCCGGGGCGCGGCGGGGCCGCCGACCGTCCCGACGGCGGGGCCGCGCGGGCCCTCGCGCCGCCCCGGCGGGAGGCGTGAGGCGTGGGGCGGTGGGCCACGGCGGAGCGCCGGCGCCCGGTGGCGTGGGCGCCGTGGCGCGTCGCGTGGTCGGCGCACGCGCGGGCGCGGTGGCGCACCCGCGATGGGGCGCGGCGGAGCGGCTATGCGGACCCGGATCGGGCGTTCGCGGCGGCGGTGCCGATGGGCGCCTATCGGCGGTGGCTCGGGTTTCAGGCGGGCGGGCTGGTGTTCGTGACACGCCAAACGCCGCGCGGCTGGGTGATCGTGAGCTGCTGGCCCGCCCGCGCGTGGGCCCGCCGCGTGGCGCGGGCGGAGGGAGGCGGACGATGAGGCGGGATCGGGCGCGGCGGACGTGCGATGGCGTGGCGCTCCGGGACGGCTGGACGGCGTCGCGGGGCGCGCGGCTGGAAGTGCAGGTGGCGCAGGCGGTGGGGCTGCCGGTCCACCCGTGGGGCGTGTGGGTCAGCCGCCGCCTGGTGGAGCGCAGGGAGGGGACCGGGATGAACCAAGTTAGCTTTTTGGAGAGTCGCCTGCGCCGCTGCATCTGCGGGGGGCCCTGCGCGCGGCATTACGACAACGACGGGGTGGAGGCGGTCCTGCGCGAGCGCGACGCGCTCCTGGGTGAAGTCCGTCGCCTGCGGGAGCGGGAGGCCACGGCGACGGGCCTGATCACCGACGCTTTGTACAGTGGCGCCTTCGACGGCGCCCGCCTCGTGGCGTTCCAGCAGGAGCTGGAAGCGTGGCTCGACGAGGATGCGAGCCCGATGCTGGAGGCGTGGTTGGACCAACAAGAGAGGGAGTGACGACATGCAGTACCGACACGGGGATGTCCTGATCGAGCGGGGGACCGAGGAACCGGCGACCCTGACCCCGAAGGCCGGCCGGGTGGTGGCGTGGGGGGAAGCCACCGGCCATTCCCACGCGCTGCTGGATGATGATCTGCTCTATGAGGGCCCCGACGGCACGGTGTATATCCGGGCCACGACCGCGACCGCGATTACGCACGAAGAGCATGGGGTCATCCCGCTCCCGGCGGGGCTGTACTGGGTAACGTACCAGCGTGAGTACGACCCGTACGAGCAGGCGGCGCGGCGGGTGATCGACTGATGGCGCGGCGGACGGCGCCGCTGACGGCAACCGAACAAGCGCAGCTGCAGGCGTATCACCAGCGGTATCTCGCGGCCGGCCTCGCCACCGCCCCGGCCGACCGGCCCCGCGCGGAGGCCGCCTTGGCGGCGGTCTACCGCCGCCTGGGCCGGGACCCGGTGCCCGTCGTGTGGGTCGCGAGCCCGCTCACGGCGTCGCTCCTGATCGCGGCCCTCCAGGGCAGCCTGGGAGATGACGTGGGGGACACTCTGGGGAACAACCTGGGGGCCGCCCTGGCGGACAGCCTGGGGGCCGCCCTGGGGGCCAGCCTGACGGACAGCCTATGGCACAGCCTGGGGACCACCCTGGGGGCTGGCCTATGGGCCACCCTAGAGACCAGCCTGGCGGCCGCCGTGGCGGCTAGCCTGCGGGGCAGCCTGACGGACAGTTTGGGGGCCAGCCTGCGGGCCACCCTAGAGCCCGGCCTGGCGGCCGCCG